TGTCAAAAGGTCTTCTTTTAGGAGGAGGTGCACTAATGTTATGCCTTTTATTAATAATTTTTATTGCAGTTATATACTTTTTAACACGCCCCGAAAAAGAATCCGAAAAAGAAAAAGAAACTGATGAAACTCCTACAATTAGTGGTGCGGGTGTACAATTAGTTTTAAATCCAGATGAAGAAACTGATGATGATAAAGTAGAAACGTATATGATAAAGGAATATGCGATCGGGGAAACAACCGCTAAGAACATAGATGTTAAACTTACATGGAAAAACGGCCCTGGTTTTACAAATGTAGAAAAACTTATTTTTGTACAAAAAGTAAACGGAACAACGGTACGCGCAGATGTAGTAACAAAAGACAATGTAACTCCCAATACAGCATATGAGCTTATTTTACCAGGCGAAAATTTAACTTCTGATAATATCGTTGGTGAAAACAGGATAGAAATGTATTGGAATACAAAGGTCCCGGGTAATCTTCTCGAAACTATTAAATTTGATATCAAGGACGAGCATTTAGATTCAACGTTAGATATAACACAGGCGCAGAATATTACTGTAGAAACACGACTTGCTTCTGGTACGACTTCTAGTGGTGCGGTTATAACTACATATACAAAGTATCACATACTACCATTTTTTCAGGAACCTGTATATATTAGAAAGGTTGGTAATGCTGACGGGTTTAATATTATTAAGGGCGGTGTTAAAGAAAACCTTGACGGCGTTGAATTATTTTATATAAAAAAGGCTCTTGGTAGAACTTTCTTGTCTAAAGATACAGCCGGTAATTCTTTAATGAATGCGCAAGGAGGGTTCGTCAATAAGGATGAATTATTTAAAAGCGATGAACAAATGGACTTGTCGAATATTTCAGTTAAGGAGTTATCACCAGACGATGATTTTGAATACGAATTTACAGTTCAACACGCTGATAATCACACGAGTCACGATGCGCATATACATTTTGTAGAGTTGTATGATTATAATTATAATTTTATAAAGCGAGTTACAAATAACGATATCGAATTCCATAAACCCCCCGATCATGCCAGTAATGCAAATGATTATTTAGGTGCATGGAAACAAGGTAGTGCGCCTAAGAATACTAAACTATTTACCATTAAATCTGCCAAAGCTGCTGGTAGACTACACATTATGTATGGGAGACCATGTTATGTTCCAGGTTGGATAATAAAAGAAAATGGGGAGAATATATGGGAGGATAAAGAAAATGGTGGTCCAGACTTAGAACCTAAACATCTCATATATTCGTACGATATTAAGAAAGAAACACCACGCGAATTCTTTAAAATTGGAAACGCACCCTTAATTCCCGTTGGTTCATCTGTTAAGTGTAAGGCAAACGATCCTAGGGATAATTATGGTTCTGTTTATCGACTTGTAAATCCGAATCAAATTAATTGGTATCCAGATCCGACAACTGCTAATTACTGGGATTCTAAATATGATGAAGATGTTAAAATGATAGAAGATTGTGAAGGGTACACAAAAGGTAGAAATACAAGTAAAAGCGAACCAATTTCTTATGGTAATACCCTTGAATACAGGACACCGTATAGTATAAATCACGGGGACAATATATACATGGAAAGGCAACATGTTGATTGTAAAGACCATGCCATGCGTGGGTTTCGTTTAATGCCGAATTGGAATTGTGATGATGATACTACGTGTAAATCACAAGTTGGTCAAGCGGATCGTGATGCAAGTCTTAAATATAATAATAAGAGTACGGCTATAAGGTATCACTACAAATGTGATGCTAAAAAACAACCAACTATAACTCAAAAAGAAACCGAGACGGTGAGTAATCCGGATATTAGTAAAACATACGCGTTTGGTCAGAGTGATAAATTAAATGTGAATTGTGGTAACAAACCTATTACATATTATGAATTACACACAGACCCAAATAAAAGTTGGGAACTTAAATATAAATATAATTGTGGCAGTACTACATCCGATAAATGTAGAAATATAACAACTGATCCAACTGATGCCTCTGACAATTGGGGTTTTTTGGATAGACAAAACGTCGAATGTAAAGAGAATGAATATTTGAGTCAATTTAAATTGATATCAACTGGTAAAAATGGTAAAAATAAGTACGAGTATAAATGTTGTGAAATATAATATCAATCATAAACTCCTGATGGTACAGAATTTAAATATACACTAATAATAAATGTCAAAAGGTCTTCTTTTAGGAGGAGGTGCACTAATGTTATGCCTTTTATTAATAATTTTTATTGCAGTTATATACTTTTTAACACGCCCCGAAAAAGAATCCGAAAAAGAAAAA